GCGCCCCACAGGACATTCAGCGCTGTCGTGACAGCCGCGTCGTCCTCGGTCTCACGCACCGACTCGCGATTCGTGAAGCCGCGCGAGACAAGCCGGTCCCAGATCGACTCCCGCGTCTGCGGAGGCGAGCGCCCGAATTTGATGCTGTTCTGGAGTTCCTGCTGGATCAACGCGCGTACACCGTCCGACACATTCCCCGCCAGTCGAAAGCCGTTGGCCTCGAAAAACCCGGCGGCGTTGTCGCGCAAATCTGTCATGGCCACCATTCTTTGGCCACGGGCGCGCTCCAATTCAGCCCGCGCAAGCTGACCTCCAAGCCGCCAAGCACCCTGAAGCGCACGGCGGAAGATCTCCTTGAGCTGGCCTTTCTGCGTGCCCGACAACTCCAGATTCTGAATGGCGGCCGGATCATCGCTCGTGAAGCGTTTCAGGTCCGAGTCCGTGCCCAGCATCTTGCGCACGGCCTTAGCGACGAACGGCGCCACGGCGTCCGCAAGTTCGTAGGCCAGGCGATCCTGCCGGCGCTCGATCACCGCAAAGGACACGCGGTGCGCGGCCCGATCGAACTGTGCCCGGCTGGCAGTTCGCAATTTCCCGTGCGGCGGCCGCAGTTCAATGACGGGCGCTTTGCGCGGCTCTGTCTTCGAGATGGCCGCCTGTAACGTCTCGATCATGCGGGCATTGCTGCCCTCGAGCCGTTCGATAGTTGCCTTGAACTCCTCGCGCAACGCCGTATAAGCGGCGTCATTAGGCCCCTGCTGCCGACCAGTGATATCGGGCGCCACGCTGCCCTTCGGCCCGTCTCCGGGCTGTGCTTGCGCCTGGGGAACCACCAGCGGCTTGGAGGTCGCCGTTCGCTTGGGCATATCGAGCAGGCGCCGGAAGAAGGCTTCATCATCCTCGGTCGGCACCATGCCCTTGGCGCCCACGAGCTCCGCCCAGCTATTGATGACCTGGAGAATGTGCTCACGCGATGCCGGCTTGAACCCGAACGACGGATAATCGCCATCGCCGAAGTTCTGGTCGCCGAGCTCGTCAATCAACTGCTCGTTGAGCACCGCCTCAAGACGCGCGGCGTCCGCGTTCAGCGTCCAGAAGAACGCTTCAAGTTGGGTCTGCGCCTGCGAATACGCGCCGGTCTGACCCGTATGCGTGATACCCAGCAGGTTAGGAACGAGCAGCGCCTTGGCGATGCACAGGTCCCAGAACACCATGGCCTTCTCGTAGGCGTCCGTGCTCGCCGGATAGATGACCTGGATGTCAAAACCCTTGGGCGGAATGATGCCGGTTGCGGTGTGCAGGTTCCGCAAGACCGTCTGCATCGATTGGTATTCTGGGGAGTTGTATTGGACGTCCGAGTCGGGCTGGCGATTGGCCACTACGAAGCCGCCCGCCATGCGCTCCAGATATAGCGTCCAGTAGTTGCCGATTTGCTGCTTGATGTACCAAGCCCGATAGGCTTCCCGCAGGTCCGAGCGGCCATAGTAGCGGTCGAATTCCGGGGAATGCACGTAGTGGATGTACCGGCTCATGTCGACCGGGACACGCCGACCGGCCGCGACCTGCCACGTCTCACGCAAGATCCCGTGCTCGTCCGTGTAGAACTGGAACGTGCCCGGTGCGCGGCCCATGAGCATGTTCACGCCGACATAGCTCTGATCGTCTACGGTGATCTGGCTCAACACCTTTTCGGTCATCGAGAAGCCGAAATCGCGGCCTGTCGCGATCACATTCAGGGCATCCAGGAACGAGCCCTTCATGCCGTCCAGGATCTTGCAGAACACGCGAATCCGGCGGTCCTGCTCGACTGGCGAGAGCTTCGATCCCTCGTCAAAGCTGAACATCCAGCCGCGCGCCGTGATGGCGTCGCGCTTGAAGTTCATGACGGCCTTGACCTGCTCGTCCACGCGCATGCGATCGTAAATCTCGATGCCCTTTTGGGCGACGAGCTTGTCCGGGTTGTAGCGCGGGCCGAGATTGAAGAAGCTGCGCTCGAAGCCTGCAACCTCATCTAGCGCTGGAACGCTCACCGCCTCCTCCAGCGGCGGCACGGGAGCTACGGTAGTCCCCGGCGCCATGCTGGATTGCATGGGACCTGCCCCAACGGGCGCATAACCTACCGATGCAAAACGAGCGCGGATACGCGTGAAGAGATTCGCCAACTATTGCGCGTAGCCCTCCCAAGAGCGCGATTCGATCACGATGGCCTCCTCCATTGGAATCTCGGCACGGGAAGCGAGCGTCGGCGATTGTGTCGCGTACTGCATGGCGTGAGAGTCTGACATATCGGGCGACTTCAAACCCTTGAGCCGCATCGCCTCCTTGGAGACGAGTTCCTCGAACCGCTCATCCCCTGGCCGCTTCTCGATCGTGCAGAGCTGATTCTGGTACTCGTCCGCGTCCTCGTTGGAATCGAAGCAATGCACCGAGAAGTCCACGAGTCCGTCCCGGTATTCATCCCGCAGATTGATGAAGCTCTGGGCGCGTCGGTTCTTCCACTTCTTCGTGTTGTCCGAGCCTGAGCCGCCCTTATAGGCAATGACGGCGTGGCCCTTCTGAATCAGATAGCCCGCCGTGCCGGCGCCGACGCCCAGGGAATCCACGACCAGATCGTCCTGACCTTTGACCCCTTCCCACGCCTCGAACAGTTCGAGCGCGGCTTGCGCCACGAGGATGGGCGCCTCGGAACTCGGAAACGAATAGCGCTTGACCTTCTCGACGCGGCGGAAGCTCTGAAAGTGTCGGCAGATCGTGACCACACTCTCATCGATTCCGCCGTCGGCCACGTCGATCGACACGCGCAGCTTCGGCAGCGATCCGTCTGTTTCCCGTGGAACCCGGCTTATGGCCCGCTGAATCCAGGACAGCGCGATCAGTTGGTTTGGGCTGGAGTCGGCGAACTCCCCGAAACAGCGTATGCGTACCTGGGGGGAATGCTCGCCCCACATGCGGATCATCTGCGCCACCCAGTCGCGGGAGACTCGATTCGCCTTCTCCAGTGTGATCGGCAGGCGGTAGTAGTCACCCGCCAGCCGACTCGAAAGCTGGCTCTGCGCAAACACTCCCGTCATGCGGGTAGCGTTGGAAATCATGACCAGGATCCCGACTTCCGAACTCGCGAGATTGCCGAGCAGTACCGGGAAGATGTTCTCGTCCATGCCGCTCGCTTCATCGACCAGCACCAATGTGAAACGCCGCCGAAGACCCTGCATATTCTCAGGCTGCGTGCCCGTCTCGGCGACCAGCAAATGGTTGTCCGGGTCGTGCGTGCGCCAGTAGACGCGCGTTGCTTGCACGTCTTGAAGCTCGCGGTACTCCGGAATCGCGCGGTTGCGGATCTTCGCGAACTCGCCGAAGAACCGCGTCTTGACGTGCTCGAGCTTCGGGGCCGTGACAGCCACAATCGACGGGTACCAGCAGAAGCCGAACCAGTGGGCGAGTTCGGCGATTCCGAAGGTCTTGCCCGGCCCCTGGGGGGCGACCACGGAAATGAGGTTCTTCCCGTCGTGGTTGACGACAGTCGGCAGCCCCTGGCGCTTGCGGAAGACGTCAGCGACGGCTTCGGCCAACTCAATCTGCCAGCCGTCCTTGATCCAGCTCGTGCGCCAGTCGAATCCCGGCGCGCCCACTTCGGGCTCGCCGCGGCGCGCCTTGAGTTCCAGGATCTCACGGGCGAACCAGTTCGGGTCAAGCCGAGCGCGCTCCCGCATCCGGCGAGTCGCTTCGAGAATCGCGCTCAACGCCACCTTCCTCCGCAATCAGCCGGGCAAAGGCTCCCGAGAAGGAGCCGTCGGAATTTGTGAGATCGACCTTCTCGCCGTACTTCTTGGGTTGAAGCTTCGCCAGCCGCCACTTCAGGGTCGCGACCCTCAGTTCAGAGCGCTTTACATGCTCTCCATTGACCTGCCAGCCGATGACCGCATTCTCGCGGTCGCGCTTCTCCATCCAGTCATTCGTGCCGTCGTCCGCAATCTCTTGTAATTCATCGAACTTCAGCTCGCTCTGAATCTCCCGCGCGCGCGCGTACTTGGTACGGAAAGCGTCGTGAAGGACGAGCCAGTCGAAGATTGTCCGCTTTCCCGGCATGGATTCGTCGCGGCAAATACTCCGTAGACTCTCACCCTCAATGAGCCGGTCACAGATGGTATCGACGAGTTCCTCGGAGTACAGGGATGGTCGACCCATTAGATGCTTGCGTACTCCCCGAAGAGGTGCGGCGCCTTGGCGGCCGCGTATCGAAGCTTTTCCTTCGCCGCCTCAGAAACATGCCCACGCATCAGGGCCTGCCCCATTTCCCTCTTGAGTCGCCAGACCCGCTTATCCCTGCGAGCGGCGACGCGGCGCCCATTCTCAGCCCGCACATGCATGGGGCAAAAAGGCTCATCGCCACCGTCAGCAACGTTCAGAAGGCGCCCTGATTGGCGGTGAGCGGCTACTACTCGACGCTCGGCCGCGCACCATTCGTGATCAGAAGTGACTTCCATCACGCTGGCAATTGGCGCAAGTCCGTGCTTTCGAAGGGATTTAATCCAATCGTAAACCGGGGTTCTGCGCGTCGCTCTCAAATGCCCCTTGAGTCTGGCGGCGACATCTTTTGCTTTGCCCACATATCTCAGTTCGCTGGTATGGGGGTCGTAAAGACCGTAGATGAAGACGGCTGCCATCTACGCTGCTATAGCCTCCCCTGATATATCGACCGACCGGGAGCGGAACCACGCAAGCACGGCGGGGTGAATTCCGTAGGGTCGGCGTAGCAGATCGCGCCGGGCCCGCCCGCTATAATGCTTACGAAGGCAGTCCTTGCAGATGCACTGCCGGCCATCCGGGGATTTGCTCGAGAGATAGAAAAATGCCAATGACAAGGATTTCTCGCACTTACAGCACCGTTTGGCCGGTTCATTTATGAACGAAACGGCTGGCTTTGGGAATTCACGCGTGTCCACGTGAAGGCATCCGAGAAGGCGCGGCGCCGCTGGGCTTCCAATCCCCGTGCACCGCGAGTCGTGAAGAAGATCGGCCGCAAGGTGATCGCGGACGGCCAACCGCTTCCCCCTCCGAAAAGGAAATCGTGATGCGAGCGAACTTCCGGTTTTTGCCAGTGACTGCTGGCATACTTTTAGGTTTGACCTCCTGCGTGCTGCCATTCGAGCAGCGAGCCCAGGACGCCGACCGTGAAGCGCGTCGCAAGCTCGTCAACACGCCGCAACCGCGCTGCACGCTCCCCCGTCAATGCGAGGCCATGTGGGCGGCAGCGCGCGATTGGATTACCCAGGAATGCGGCTACAAGATCCAGACTGCGACGGACAGCCTGATTGAGACGTTCAATAGCTCTAGCATGGAACTCCAGTGCCGCGCGACGAAGACACCCGCCCCCGAAGGCGGCTACTCGTTCAACGCTGCTGCGGGATGCGAC